ATTACCAGGTAAAGAATTAGAACCTGAATGTTATAAAGAATTATCATTGTATACTTACAAATTAAATACAAATGGTAAATTATCATTTACACACCCTGCTGGAATACATGATGATATAGTTGATTCAATTATGTTAGCAAATAAGGCACGTAATGAAATACAGACAAATAAAATTTATATAGGACGTTCACCACAACAATATAAACCACAATTTGGAGTTAGATAACATATCTCCTTTATTTAAATAAAATATTTATTCGTATATGAAGAAAAAATACAGCATAGAAATACCTGAGTATTTGTCAATTGATAGATTTCAACAATTGCAAAACTTAGAGCATTTATCTGAATTAGGTAAAATAGTTAGAACAATTCATGTGTTCACTCAAATACCTGAAGATGAAGTTAAGACATGGGCAATAAGTGACTTAGGTAAAGTTGCTAAAGATTTTAGTGATAAAGTATCTGCTAGTCCTGAATTTTATCCTATGTGGCAACACAAAGGAATTAATTATGGGTATGTAGATATATCAACTATGTCTATGGGTGAATTTATTGATCTAGAACAATTATGTAAAGAGCCAAATAAAAACTTACATGCGATTATGGCGGTACTATATCGACCTGTAGTTAAACACAGATTTGATAAGTTAAAATTTAAGGCAAAACATAATATTCAGTTAATGCAAAATAAAGTTGATAATGCATTTAAATGGTATACTGTAAAGGAATACGATAATAATGAAAGACACGTTGATGCTGAGGTAATGAAAGAATTACCAGCAGGATTCGCTTTAGGAGCATTGAATTTTTTTTTAGGAACCGCCAACTTACACTGGATAAATTCTCTCAACTCTTTAAAAACAGTGAAAACGGAGAAAATGAGGAAGTTACTGACGAAGCAGACACTGGAAGCTTTGACGGACATTGGGGATGGTTTGCGACATTATATTCGCTCGCCAAAACAAACATACTCAATATCACAGGAGAAGACAGTATCACTAAGTTAAATATAAATTTTGTTTTAAACTACTTGGCAATAGATAAAGATTATAAATTATTAGAAGCACAAGCAGAAAAACAACGTAGAAATAGAATTAAACTTAAATAAATAAATTATGGCATGTAATTGTAAAAAAGCAGATAGACGAGACGTATGGTCAAGACATATGGCTGGAATTGATGCACATAGAATAGCAGCACAACTAATGGTTCAATTATCGTTAGTTAAAGAATGTATTGCAGCGGGTGATCCTGATGCTGTAGTAGTTAAAAAAACAAAAATTAAGAAATAATGACATCATTAGAAAACATAGTACAAACATTTAGATCAGCAGCTGATGCTCATGAGTATGTAAACTCATTTGCTTTCGGTAGTATTGATTATTTAGATTCATCAAGTCAAAATATAAAGTATCCTTATGTTTTTCTAAGACCATTACAATCACCTGGATACTCACAGGATACACGATTAAGAATATTATCATTTGAATTATATGCTTTAGATGTTCCTAGATTACAAAATCAATCACCTGAGGCAGTAATGTCTAAGATGGAACAAGTATTATATGATTTTGGAGGATACATGAATTGGGGACCTCCAAGTGATGATCAATCAAAAGGTGTATCGTATGATATAACAGGTATAACACCTACATTAGAAGCATTTATGGATAGAGTATATGGTTATGTAGGCACAATACAATTTCAAGAATCAGGTATTTATGATTACTGTAATTTCCCTAAGAAACCATAAATGGAATTAGAAAATCTAGATAACGCACTTATGGATTTCGGTCAACGTATAATTGACGAAATGCAAAACCAATTATTTGAGAATAAATCGGTTAATACAGGTGACTTAGCTAGGTCAATTACTAGAACAGTAGTTCCATTACCTAATAATCAAGGTGAACAATTACAAGTATCATTATTATGGTATGGTGAATTACTAGAAGATGGAGGACCAGGTAGACGAGCAGGTAGAATGCCTCCTATTCGTCCTATTGAAGGATGGATTAAACGTAAAAAAATACCAGTACCAGCAGCATTTAAATCACCTAAATCATTTGCATTTGCAATAGCAAAAAGCATAGAAAAAAAAGGTGTTAAAAAATATAGTAAAAAACCATTTATAATGGAGTCAATTGATAATGCAGCAGCTAATTTTGGCACAGCCGAAATAACAAAAGCATTAGAAAAAGATATAATAATTAACATTAATGATGCAGCTAAATCAGCTGGAGGAATAGTAACATAATATGGCATTATCAATTGTATCATCACCTTATAAAGTAAACGCAACAACAAATAACTTACCTATTGTTGTAACAAGTCCATCTATGTCTATGGCACAATATAGGTTAGTAACAGAAATATACATTCCTCAAAGAGGATCAGCTCCGGTAACTACCGTAAAAACATTTCCAAGCGCATCAGTTGCTATGATTGATATAGCACGCGTGTGTTCACAATATTTGACATATGATAACGCGATGGAAGCTACTGGTAGTCAATACAGCAATACTAATGCTGCTTTTTTTAAAGTAGTAATGGGTGAAGAATATTCATCATCACCTTCATCATCTATAATTTCATATAATGGTTTAGGACAGACAGGTAGTGCAGCATTTACTTGCTCATTTAGTGGTTCAAGTGATAGTATTTTATTACAACCTGCAGTTAATGAATATACAAATTTAACTTATGATTGGCCTGAAGATCAATGGAGTGAAGATGCACCAGCAGGTAATCCTATACTAACAAATAATCCAGCATATCAAACATCAAGTTTCTGGACTAATGGAAATTGGGATAATTTAACAGGCGAAGCATTTAGTTACGACTATGAAACAGTATCATTGATACAAGATGGTAGTACTAATGGTATTCAATTTGTAGAAGCAAAAGTATATGATGAAAATGGTGTATTAGCATATAGCAATAATACAGATTTCTTTTTCTCCCAATTTTCACCTCCTGGTCCTTTAGTTCATTTAGGAATTGGTCCTGCTAATTTATCAGCAAGTAATTTTCCTAATACTGTAAATGCTCATTCAGCATCATATTGGATTGCTCCAAATAATTGGAGTAGAATAACATATGAAATAGAAGGTGTATCAAATAATTACAATATAGGATTTACACAAGCAAGTTGTTCATTCTATGATCAAACAATAGATGGTTCTATACCTAGTCTTCAAAATGATTTTATAAAAGGTAGAACAAGATTTGCTTTTATTAACAAATTAGGTGTTATGGATTATTATAATGTAGTAAATCCAGTAAAGAAAACAGCTAAAATAACACGTAAAAATTACATTAAACCACAATTGCCATGGCAGAATATGAATACAACTAGTGGCGCGGTATTTAACAGTAATTCACGTGGTAAAAACGATTATTATACTACATACGTAGATGATTTCTCAGTAACAACTGATTATATAGATACAGCTACAAGTGATTGGTTAAGTGAATTAATTGAATCACCATCTGTATTTATTCAAAATGAAGCAATAGTAAATTTACCATTAAATGCAAGTGATTTTTATATGGAAAGACAAGTTATACCAAACGGGTTTGCTCCTATAAACATTAAAAACGCTTCATATACTTGGAAAACAAATAAATTTAGTCAAAAATTATTTCAATACGATTTGAAATGGGAAATGTCTAACATAAACATAGGAAGGTAATGGCATTAACTATACAACAAGAACCTACACAAATGAATACCGCATATACAAAATTAATGTATAGCGTTATTTCAACTAATGTAAATCAACCACAATTTAAATATTTGTGTGATGTAAAAGATCATAATGGTAATTTAATATCTAGATTAAGACAAGGACAAAATAGTGCAGACGGAGCTATATTTAATGTAGCAATACCTTGTAGAGGAAAATTATATGAAGACGATACATTTTATATTACTGATCCTACAGCATCAATAGGTAAAGATTCACCTAAAGAAATGCAATCATATAAACAATTTAAAGTAGCATTTGGTTGTGAATATGGTACTTCACCATCATCAAGTGTAACAGTATACGATGGTAAAGGAGGCGTAG